TCTTCACCATCGCTTCCCTGCGCTAGCCTGCTTCTGTTGATTCTCGGGGGACCATGGTCCCCTTTTGTCGTCTTATGAAGCTGAAGGAAAAGGCAAAATGTGAGCCAATTGCCCGCACGGGGCGCGTTCAAGATTGGCTGGATAGTCCTGATGGACGCCTGCCTGTGAGTTGCACGGTGTTCAACGTAGAAGATTCAATGGAGGGCGAAGATGGCATTGAAGCGTCTTGGCGGTTTGTTAGCCATGGTTTGCGCAATGGTGCGGGGGTCGCTGTTCATTTATCTTCTCTGCGCGAAAGGGGCGCTGAAAATGGCAAAGGCCTCGTGGCAAGCGGGCCAGTAAGTTTTGGCAAGATTTATTCCACGCTTAATGAAATCTTGCGTAGGGGCGGTTTATATAAAAATGGGGCTGTAGTTCTTCATCTTGACTATACAAGCCCTGATGCCATTGAATTTGTTAGTGCATCACGTAGTGAGCTTCCTTGGGTGAAGCGTTGTTTAAACGTTGATGACAATTTTCTTTCTGCATCGTCTCCTGAGCTGATTAATGCCTGTCTTCGTTCCATCTCTTCTGGCGATCTCTGGCTCAACAAAATCCGATATAACAATCGTGGAGAACGCATCAGGGCCAATGTCTGTTTGGAGGTATATCTTCCGCATCGTGGTACTTGTCTTCTTCAGCACGTTAATTTGGGCGCATGCACACTGGAGAATATTCAGGGAGCATTTGTCGAGGGCATGATGCAGCTTTGTGAGCTGCATCCTGGCACTGGCGTTGGCGACACGGGCGAATATCTGCCGCCTGTTATTGACAAGCAAATTGGTCTGGGCGTGTTGGGCCTAGCTAATTTCCTTGCCATTCATAGCATTAGCTATGAAGATTTTGGTAATGCATTGGAAGCATTCCTTGCGGAAGATGCTCGTGGTTGGAATGATTTTTGGAAGAACACCATTTCTGGAGAGGCCGTCTGGCAAATTGATCAGGGCATTCAGAAAGCTGCGGAAGTTGCTCGTGAGCATGGCATGGAACGTGCTTTTTGCATTGCTCCCACTGCATCGTGCTCCTATCGCTATTTAGACACGCGGGGCTTCACTACCACGCCTGAAATTGCTCCTCCCATTGCTCGCACTGTTGATCGTGACTCTGGCACTTTTGGCGTGGAGAGCTTTGACTATGGCGAAGTGGAAACGGCTGCGGAAGTGGGCTGGGAAGCTTTCTTCAAGACTGCCAATGGACTAGTTCAGTTGTACCAACGCACAGGCTTGTTCCATGGCTATTCGTTTAATTCTTGGTCAGACATTGTGAATTATGACGAAGTGTTCCTGAAGGATTGGCTAGACTCTCCTCAGACGAGCCTCTATTACAGCTTGCAAGTCCTGCCTGACACTCAGCGCAAGGATGATGCATATGCTGCGTTGGACGATGACTTTAAGAGCATGTTTGGTCTCAATGAAGAGACCGAGCAGGATTCTGCGTCTTGTTCCGTAGAGGCTGGATTCTGCGCTGCCTGCGCTGAATAGCAAAAAAAGAAGGGGCCCAAAGGCCCCTTTTCTCCTCACCATTGAACGATACTACGACCATGGTCACGAAGAGTCCTTATTTGTCGATGATTGCTAAAAAACGGCCTTGGCAGGCCGTTGCCGTGGACAAGGGCGTTGTGCAGGAAGGCAGCGAGGCCACTCTTGGTAAGCTGCTGGCACTGCGTCATTTGGAACTGCCTGTGAAGGACTTTCTGGAGCAGGGGCTAGAGCGTGATCTGCCTTCCACGCCTGGCGTTGTGGAAGCCCTTCGTCATAACCAGGAAGATGAACAGCGTCATGATCAGGCCCTCAACTACATTGTTGCTGCCCATGGTGCCGATGAAAAGGCCGAGAAGGAAGTGGAAGGCATTCTGAATGCATGGCAGGAGCATCCTGCCCACCCCATTTTGAAAGCTGCCATTTTGGAGCGCAGCATCTTCTTTGTTGTGCTGCCGTTCTTCCGCTTTAATGGCGATATGGGCATTCGCACTGTGGCTGCTGATATTAGCCGTGACGAGATTACCCACGTTGGCGTGCATAGTCTTGTGGCTAAGGAACTAGGGGAGGATGCTGGTCAGAGCTTGAATAAGCTGCGTCGCGCCACTGCATTGTGGGCATTTGATGCGCTGGGTGCCAGCGAGAACAAATGGTTGAACAAAGATTTCTGGCTCAAGCAGAGTGACAGCTTGTTTGAGAAGGGCAAAGCAGATGGTCTGGCAGAAACGCAACGGAGCCGGATGCCAGCGTTCTTTGAGGCAGCGAATACCAACTTGCCTTCCTACGGCAGGGCTTGACGTTATATTGAGCGAGTTCCCGCTCTGCGCTAGCATCGGGCAGACAGAGCCTAAGCCTCTGAAGCGATTAGCTCTTGTTAATCGCTTCACGTTTAGGCCATCTGGTCCTGAAGTGTTGGCACACGTCATGCAGATAGCATGGAATACTGAGTTCGATTCTCAGCAGCGCCTTTTATTCATTGAACCATGGTCAATTGCTGGCTCACGTCAGACAATCACTTCTGTCACGATAAGGCCTATACGTTTTTAAGGCCTGATGGCAAGAAGCTGCGTCCCTTTAAGGACGCAGCAGAAGGTGATGCATTCATGGTTGAACAATGGAACAAGAAAGTGGGGCCAAAAGATAGGATTTACGTGCTGGGGGACGTGGCTATTGCCCGTCGCGGCTTAAAGATTCTGGAACAGCTCAATGGAAGGAAAGTGCTAGTGCGTGGCAATCACGATATTTTCAAGCTGCAAGACTACGCGCAATATTTCGACGACATTCGTGGATGTTTTTACCACCATGAATTCATGATGAGCCATATTCCCCTCCATCCAGAACTGTTTGAACAGCGATTTAAAGGAAATATTCACGGACATTTACATTCTCATAATGTAAGAATGCCTGATGGAAGCTTAGATAGGCGCTATTTTAATTGTTGTGTAGAACAACACAACTTTGCGCCTGTTCATTGGGACGAGGCGATGCAATACTTTTCCCATGACGGAACGCCGGACTTTCAACACGCCGTTGCGTGAGCCGCTCAATCCCATCATTTATCAATCTTTGCGAGCCATTGATTGGCACAATGCCCAATATTTTCTCACCATGGACCAGTGGCATCTGGAAAAAGCTGCCATCATTAGGCAATATGTCAGAGAGCTAAAGGCTTGGATTTATGAGCAGGAAGAACGTATGGAGAGTGTGGGCGAAGGCGCTAGGGGAGAAGGCGAGCAGGCATGATCACGAAGCAGACAAAGTGGCGCTCATCCGCACATTGATTTTTGCATCGTATTTGATTACTAACGTTGCCATTGTTGCTAACGCAGCTAGGCATTGGGAAAAAGAAAGGCCCGCCGAAGCGGGCCAATGTGCTCAAAGCAAATAGTAGGCTCAGAACCAATGGGGCTTAGGCACATAAGCAACGCCGCGATAGACGAGGCTTGCATGTTGTGCTTCACGCAGGCGAGCGGCCTTCTCAAGCTGCTCTTTGATCAAAGCGAGAGGGTTCATGATGGTTCCCGATGATGCTGGTCCCGTTCCGTACCAGCAAGTCATGCGCCCCTTGCGGGGTGAACGTACCATCAGTGTAGCAAAGTGCCCTCGGTGGGATTTGAACCCACATGAAGAAAATTCTTCTACGGATTTTAAATCCGTTGCATAAACCAGTTCTGCTACGAGGGCAGGTGAAGTTGAGGGCGCTGAGCGGGGCTTCAATCCGCTTTATACAGCATTTCAGAGCAGGTAGGCCTGCCCCCCTCTTCCCCTGGTACGAAACAATAGTGCCTGATCACCATTGTTCCTTTGTGGACTAACGCTGGCCAGCGTGCTTCGCGAAAGCTCCAGAAGCATAGCACGTTTTGAAACGCTCACCAAGCTTCAAACGTCATATTCTCTACAGGATTGATCTTCGGGGTGAGCACGGCAGTAATCGTCAAAATTTTCTTCACCATCGTGCAGCATCTGCTCAAGCAAGGTGATTTGCTTCTGGCGCTTTACATGGGCCTGAAGCTTTGGCAAGAGAGTGGGAATGTAAAGGTGTTCGGCAGCTAGAAGCTGCAAAGCAGTTTGCCTATTGGAACTGCCACATTCAAGCAAAGAGACGAGGAATTGCGCCTCTTGCATAGTTAAATCGCTGTTCTTCATTCCATAGCAGAACTATTGTTTGAAAATCATACTAGGAGATGAGGCTATCAATCCAGCCAATATCATCGTCTTTGCTTGCAGCAAGAATTGCGCCTGCCATTGCAAACGCTAAGTCGTCAATTCCAGAAGCTTTACCACCAGTGACGCTCCATTGTCCGCTGGGTTTGTAGACAACAGTGAGATTCTTTAGTTGCATGATCGCCTTTTCATGGCGATATACGTTGATTTGTCCTGCATTGAACAATTCCCGCATCTTGCTAAATGCCTTCATCTTGGAGCTGACGGTCCAAGTGAGTTCCGTTATGGGAAGGTCGCTTGCCAGGCTTTGAATGGTGCCAGCACTGTTGAACTGGTCCATCACGATGGTGTCAAAAATATATAGACGATGCTGCTCTTTAATCCAATCTTCCACTGCATTGATATTTACTTCCATCCTTCCATTGATTTCAAAATCAGCGGCGAACGAATGGAATTTATCTACGACTAACGTGCCGTTTTCATAGTGAACAATACAAGCAGTGTAGTCGTCACGGCCAACGCCACCACGGGCGGGGTCAAGGGCAAGAACGTAAGCGCCTTGGAATTCAGGGCGGGGTGGTAGAGCCGCTCGACGGTCATCAACACAGGCATCAACAACATCGCTTGCAACAAGGGCTGAAAGATTGCTCGCGAATTGCGCCCCATATTCCACTTTAAACTTCTCTGGGTCACGCTGCCTCTCCGTGTCAAGAAACTCTTGCGAAATGCTTGGGTTCATCTCCCACGTTGGGAGGTTGATAGCCTGCATGAAAGGGAAGCGGCCAGAGCTTGCTTCTTTGAAATGCTGATAGAAGATGCCGTCCGTTAACCATGGAGAAGAAAGTTCAAGGATGCGTCCTTTGCCGCCAAACTGAGCGATGGCGGGAGATAGTGCGTCGTAGATGCCACGGCCTCCACTATTTGCATCGCCTTCAGTGGCAAAAGCAAGCTCGTCAAATACTGCTCCAGCGCAAGCCAAGCCACGAGCAGCGCGGCCTGAAGTGGGAATAGCTTTGAACACGCAATTGTTGCTCAGTTCAATGATGTCGGCAGTTTCTCGGACAATTTCTTGAGCGAAGGGACTGTCAAGAATGAGCTGACGGATGTTGTTGAGAGCAATGCGAGCCTGATCCTGACTGTTGGCGACGGTGACGATGTACCATTTCTCGCCTTTTCTCACGCGCCGACGATATTCATCCTCCAAGACGAAGCACATATAGACGCATGCCACTGCCGCCATGACAGTTTTGCCTGATCGTCGTCCAAGGGCCCACACTGCGTGGCTCTTGTCGGGCTGGAAAAAGTTATCGAGAATCTTCGCCTGTTGAGGATAGAGGTCGAGCTTTAGGGCGTGCTTAGAAAAATCAGAACATTTCAGCATGGCGTAGGTCTATGAGAGGAAATAATGCAGATTGTGGAACAAAATAAGCTGGCCTTCCGCGAGCAGGATCTTTCTTCCATTGTTCCTGCATTGCATCTTCACTTTTCATCCAACCATGGAGAAGAGTGATTTTGTTCTGTATCGTAACCAACACTAAAGTTTTTCCAGGCTTCTCGTCTAATTGGCAGATGAGATCGTAGTCATGACGAGAACGAGTTTTCACGTCGATGTCTGGCGGAAGATCGCAAGATCCTCGTTTTGCTTCTGTTTCTTGATAGAGAAACTGACGAAGATTAAGAAAATCTGCCACTGCCAGTTCGCCAGCAGCACCAAGCTTGTGAATGAAAAGAGCTTTCTCCCCCTGTTCCGGCCCTCCATTGCGTCCTTTTAGGCCTTTTTCCTCGTTGAAACGCTGCCTGCGTACGGCTTCTGACCGTACAAGCTCCTTGTCTTCTTCGCTGAAATGGAAAACGATGCCAAAGCTGGCCATAGTGTGCATAAGCTACGTGCCAATGTAGCCAGGTTCTAGAATAAAAGCAACACATCATGGCCATAAATAAAGCTTATGGAAAACGAAGCAGTTGATCTGGGTCACGCCGGAAGCGGCGGCGTAAGGGCTGATGGCCTTCAGAACGTGCTCATTGGCATGGGCACTGGTCGTGATAAGGGGCAATATACTAAAACTACGGCCACTATCTTCCTGGCTCAAGAAGAGCTAGAAAATCTCTATGGTGAATGGCTTCCTCGTCGCATTGTTGACATTTATGCTGATCAAGCCACGCGGAAAGGCTTTAAAGTTTTGTTTGGCGGAGAAGGCGTTAGAGCCGAGCAGGTGCAAGGCATTGAGCAAGTAATTGAAGACTTATACATCCTTGAACACCTCAACCTCGCAGCAAAAAACTCCCGCCTTTATGGGGGTGCTTGTCTACTTCTTTTTATTGACGATGGGCGTCCCGCTTATATGCCTGTCGATAAACGTAATATCCGTCGCATCGAAGACATTGAGTGTCTTGATCGATGGCAGATTGCTCCCGTTATCAACGAAGAAAACCTCTACGACTATTCAAAGGCCACTTATTATCAGATCATCTCTGGAGATTTAATCAACCAGCCGCAACTAACTTACATCCATAAAGATAGGATTTTGCGCTTTGATGGGGACTGGCTTCCTTATCGCGTGAGACAGCGCAACTATGGCTGGGGGATGAGCAGCTTGCAGACTGTTTATGACAGCTTCCGTCATTATTGGACGGGATTAAATTCAGCGGCTACGCTTCTCACCGAGTTTGACATCTTTGTTCACAAAGTGAGGGGCTTGGCGGCGATGCTTGCTGCTGGCAAGGAAAGCTCCATTCGTGATCGCCTGCAGGTGAACGACATGAGCAAGAGCATCTATCGCGGCTACGCGATTGATGCGGAGAAAGAAGAGCTTGAATTTATTAGTCGCAATTTCGGCGGCATTGGAGAAATCCTTGAGAAGCTGCGCGTGGACATTATTGGCGCCAGCAAGATTCCTCACACTGTTTTGTTTGGCGAAAGTCCTAGTGGCTTGGGCTCCACTGGTCGTAGTGAAGAGCGTGATTTCGCTAAAACGCTTGCTGATTATCAAAGCGTGCATTTCAAGCGGCCCATCAAGAAACTGATGGAGATGATCATGCTGAGCAAGGAGGGTCCGACGAAAGGAGAACTGCCTGAATCATGGCGCATCTCATTCAATCCATTGTTTGAGCTTAATGAGCGTGAGATGGCCGACGTAAGGGCGCGTGTGGCGGCTGTAGATGGCCGCTACATCCAACTGGGTGTACTGAGTCCCAAGGAAGTGGCAGATGCCCGCTATGGCGGGTCTGAATGGAGTATGGAGCTTACGCTCGATCCGTCCGTAGTGCGGGAACTTCCTGCTCAAGTTGGGGGTGGAGCCACCCCCAAACGGGGTGGCGGAGAAATGGCAGTGCCTCCTGGCGGGCGTGATCCTCTCGACGAAGAGAATGGCACGCTTCCCATGGACGGAAGCAGGGAAGTAGAGGACAGCCGTGAGGACAGCGCTGGTCTTTATTTACCCGGCGATCTTGAAAAAGTGCGTGGCGACGTGAAGTTCACTGACGAATCTTTGCATTCACGAGCCGTGAGTGCTGCTAAGGCCAAGTTCAAGGTGTGGCCATCTGCTTATGCAAGTGGCTACGTCGTGCAACAGTACAAGCAAATGTACAAGAAGAAGCATGGCTCACTGACTGGAGCTTTCAAGAGTGATGAAGGCGAACTGCATGCTGATGATCTTGATAAGTGGTTCAAGGAAAAATGGGTGAGGATTGGTGCCAATGGTGAAATTTTTGGCCCCTGTGGCGCCCGTGAAGAGAAAGAAGGCAAACCCAAGTGTCTTCCCGAAGCTAAAGCTCAAGCTATGAGCAAAGAAGAGCGGCAAACAATTGTTGCTCGCAAGCGCAAAGTCGATCCTGATCCAGAGCGCAAGGGACCAGCAAAGAATGTCAGCAGCAAAGTAGATGCGCTTGAGCCCATGAAAGTAGAAGGCCTCATCCTTTCTGACGTTGACGAAGCCTCTTTGATCAACCCAGAAGATATTGATGCTGCATTGAACCAATGGAAAGAGGAAGCGCCAGAGCGTTTTAAGGATATCCTGGAGGCAGAGGATGCAAAGCCTGAATGATCTCTCAACATTCGCAGCCGCCATTCAGCTTCGCCTGGATCAATCCTCATGGAACTACGATCCCGTTAGTGGCCGTTATCGCGGAGCTAACGGGCGATTTCTCAGCCAGTCTGCCGTTGAGAGTTTGGTCGATGGTCGAATTAACAAGCTTGGTACTTTGTTACGCCGTCTTACAAACATGCTTAGTAGCGGCGATATCACGCTGGATCAATGGCAGCGAAGCGTAAGGGAAGCACTTAAGCTTGCCCATACGCAAGCTGCAATCATTGGCAATGGTGGACGAGATTCGATGCAAGCTGCTGAGTGGGGCCGCATCGGTCAACGCCTTCGTGCGGAATACCGTTACCTGGAGAGTTTTGCTCGCGATCTTCTGGCTGGGAGCATTTCTGCTCCCATGGCTCTTGCTCGTATCGGCATGTATTCTCAGGCTGTGCGAGGTTCTTACTGGGAAGGTTCCGCAATTCGTCAAGAACGACAAGGCTACAGTCTGATGCGTCGCATCTTGGACCCACAGGCAAAGCACTGTAGTGATTGCGTGAATTTTGCAGCGAGGGGAGCGGTGCCCATTGGTAGTTTGCCAATGCCAGGGCAACGCTGTGCCTGCATGAGCAATTGCAAATGCCGCGTACAATACATGCGTCAGCAAGCGCCCGTCGTAGCGGTTTGAGCATGGATGTATTGGTTGGAAGCACGGGCTTGATTGGCAGCGTGCTTCGTGAACATCACGAGTTTGATTGTCGCTTCAATTCCGAGAACATTCACCTTGCACCATTGTTAAAGGAAGATGTTGACAAGCTTTATCTGGCTTGTTTACCAGCGGAGAAATGGAAGGCAAACCAAGCCCCCATGGATGATTTCAACAATATGTATCACGTTGTTACAAAAATAAGACTATGGAAACCGAGGGAAATCATTCTCTATTCCACCATTGATATTTACAGTCAAACTTGCAAATACGTGCAAAACTTCCCTGAAATTCACGGGATTGACTATGGCTCTGTTCGTTATATTTTTGAAATGTTAGTCAGAGGCACTTTTCCTGAATCAATTATTACCGTCATTCGTCTTCCTGCATTATTCCATCGGCGCATTAAAAAGAACGTGCTGTTTGATCTTCTCAACAGAAATAATGTGGAGAAGATTAATGCCAATTCGTCTTATCAATGGTACGATTTAAATGACTTATGGGCCGACACTGAAGCCTGCAGAAAAGGCGAAGAGCATCAGTGGTTTCCTGAGCCTGTTGAAACCTTAGAGATTATTGACAAGTGGTTCCCATGGGCAAGGGAAATAGTTGATTGTGGCAAGCGTGTTGAATACAATTACGCTCCATATTCTGCTAGTAAAGAAGAAACTATGAAGAAGATGGGAGCTTTGATTGATGCTTGGAATTAGTGCCATTGGCTGGAAGGACGAAGAGGAGCATGAAATCTTAAGTGTCAATGCTGGCGCTTTCAATTTCATTGAGTTGGTGCCATCCCGCATCTTCGCGAGGAATGAAGACTTTGGCGATATCGCCAAGCGCTATAGAGAAGATTACGGGCTTTGGGCGTATTCGGCTCAGGCATTGTTTTATGACAGTGCGGTGCAAAGCTTTGAAGACGTTGCCGCCACTCAAGAGCATTTGTTGCGAGTGGTGAGACTAGGTTCGTTAATGGGCATCAAACGCTTTGTACTTGGTAGTCCTGCATTGCGCAGGGGAAGCCCATCAAGCCTGATGGAAACGCTCAAGCGCATGGATTCAGTCCTGGAAGCGAACGATGCCATCCTTTGCATTGAACCAATCGCCAAGGCATTTGGCGGAAAGTATTTCTATACAGTTGAGGAAATTGTCAATCACATTGACTTCTACAACTTACGCAATGTAAAGACAATGCTTGATACGAACAATGCCTGGCTGCAGGGGGATAGCCCCATGAAGATCATCAAGCATTATTTTCGTTTCATTGCTCACGTGCATATCAGCGACACTGACAACGGCCCCATTCTGAATCAGTATGAGCACAGGCAAATCAAGCTTCTTCTTGATTCAAGCTCATATCAATATGGCATCACACGTGAACTGGTTGACGCCCCTAAGCATCATCGCGAATATCCTTTATTTAGGCAGCTTTATGGCTGAGCAATAATTTGCCTTGCCATTTGCTCAATAGCATAGATGCCTTGGATTTTGCCAGTAAAGAAGGAAAACAAATTGCCTTCTTGGCGCATTAATGGCGTGCGATTGGCGCTGCTGTCTCTAGTTTTTGCTTTGATAGAAAGCGTTGGGAATAAATAGTCAAAACTATCAGCAAAGTCAGGCCAGTAGCGCTCCACATGCCGCTCAATCTCGCGCCTCGCATTGTCCGCATTGTCAAGCGAATTGCTAGGCATAATTCCATGCTTCACATGGCTTAACGAGAAGCATTTGTCGTTGTATGGATAGATGGAGAACAGTTCGCCATCTATGTAAGTGAGGGCGCCAAAAGGAAGAGGCTTCTTGGGGCGATAAATAAACATGGCCACTGCCTCAAAGAATTGAGAAGGCAATGGCTCCAGGAGGGAATTATTAGTACAGTCAAAAATAAAATCGTAATCCTTCTTTAGCGACTGCAAACTAGACCGTTGAATCGCTTCCCTTTTAACCAATGAATCTAGGCACCATTGAAAATACAGGCTCGCCCCAATGGCATCAATGCGCTTCTCGGGGGTGTTCAGCAAGAGCGATGTATGGTTAAAAGCTTGTGGATCCAGCGAAGTATGCGGACCGCTCCCAAAAAGAATTGAAATGGTTTCAGCATCAAGAAGACTTTCGTCTTCTGATACGGCGTAGTAATTATTCTCTACATCATGAACAAGATCGCCATAGTCCTCCATAAAGCGCACAAAAGTGGTGGCGCATAAACGGCGAGTGGCGGCATTCCTGGCGTAGTGATAGCCATAGTGCAGTCGATTCTGATTGATGAAGGACGTTTCCGAAATGAGCGTATGGTTCTTTTCGTACAGCGTCACTTCTGCCTCATCGCGAAAAGCCATTGCTAAATGGCATCCCACCCAGCCTCCGCCAATAATTGCAATGCGCTTCATCAGATGTCAATACAAAGGTGGGGCTGTACGCCTTGCCAATTACTTTTGGCTTTGGCTAGTTCTAACTGAGGGAAGTATTCAATGCGGCGCTGCATGCCAGTGCCGTAGGGGTCTGCGTGTCCTTGATAATTCCATTCGTCAGGACCGTGTTTGTCTGGATGGTAAATGTGGCACGGTACGTCTTGAAGCTTCCAAAGCATGTAATCCTCGTTTGGCACTCCCCACTGCTTCCATTGCTGCAAAGCTTCTGGTGAGCTATCTGTATTTTTAATGGTCATCAAGCGCTCCTTGTGAGCCATGAGGTAGTCGTAGCGGTAAAGGCCGATGCTCATGGAGGGCGTATGCTTCATCGCCACTTTCTCAGGCGCCTCTACGGGAGGTTCGTAAGCAAGCTGCCTAAAAGTTGGCCCTGCAATGCAGGTGTCGTGCAAAAGGAACCAATATTGGCTTTCCATTGAATGCTCAACAATTTCAATGAGCGGTGTGTATTCAAAGGAATTTTGCTGCGTCAGCAGCATTGGCACGTCTTTGTAGCTGGTAAAAGCCCTGACAGTTTGCCCACCATTGACAATTAAAATCTCCTCTGGCTTCAAGCCGGCAGCAAGCAAGCTGGGAATAATGACGGGAATGGTATGCGGAGCAAACTTCTTGCACGTACTAATACAGAAACGAATTGAACCCTCTGGAAGAATCATCTAGCCTCCTTTTGCCGTCAGTATAAAAGCCCCTTAAGATGACGAAGATTCAAGGATGGCTATGGCTCGCATTCTTTACTGTGGCGATGCGTTTGTAGAAACAGGATTTGGTCGCGTTGCACAATATTTGCTTCCTGCGCTGGCAGAAGAGCATGAAGTGAGCGTGCTTGCCGTGAATTACCATGGCGACCCTCATCCAGAGGCGAAAAATTACAATGTCTATCCAGCGATGCTTCACGGCAATGATCCTTTTGGTTCTCACCGTATTGCAAGCATCATCCAAACGGTGAAGCCCGATCTGGTGTGGGTGACCAATGACATTTGGATTGCTCTTAGCTTGTGGGAAAAAGCAAAGCCTCTTAAGGAGCAGCTTGGCTTCAAATGGTTCGTCTACACGCCCATCGACTCTTACGGTTTGTTCCCAGATCTGGCCAAGCCAATGATGGAATGGGACGGTCTCGCCACTTACACGGAATTCGCCAAGAAAGAACTTGAGCTTATGGGCTATACAAAGCCCGTGCGCATCATTGGCCATGGCACCGATTTCACGAAGTTCTTTCCTCTCGACAAGCAAGAATGCCGCAAAAAGCTTGGTGTACCAGAAGATGTGTTTGTCGTATTCAATGGCAACAGGAATCAACCACGCAAGCGCATTGATTTGACCATCAAGGCATTTATTAAGTTTGCCAAAGACAAAGACGATGCTCGTCTATGGCTCAATATGGGCAGCAAGGATTTGGGATGGGAACTTGTTCCGCTGTTTAAACGAGTGGCGCGTGACGAAGGCTTTGACCCGACCAGTAAACTTATTTTGACCAGTCCACACTATTCAGTGGACAATTGTCTTCCCATTGAACAACTTAATCAAGTGTATAACGCTGCTGATATTGGCATTAACACTTGCATTGGCGAAGGATGGGGCCTGGTCAACTCAGAGCATGGTGCCACTGGCGTGGCGCAAGTGGTTCCTGATCATACAAGCTTGGCTGAAATCTTTGATGAGCTGCCTCGCATTGAATGCAATGCCAGTGAAACAGATAGGAACTATGGTTTAGAGCGCATGCTGCCCGACCCTGAATGCGCAGCGAACATCCTCACTTACTATTACGAGAATCGTGACATTCTCAAGGAACATGGGCAATGGTGTTACAACCGTCTTCATGAGGAGCCTTTTACCTGGCCTTATATTCAGCAACAGCTTAAGGATGCAGTGAGCGAAACGCTTGCTGCAAAGCCTGTCGAGCCTGAATTTAAAGGCTTTGGAACTCCCGCAAAGATTGCTTGATTGCCATGCAGATTTCACAAATCTTTCTTTCCACTGATCCAACGGAGCAGCTTAGTCCGTTCCTTAAGCACGCCACTAGCACCATTGACGCATGTTTTCCTGATGCGGAGCACGTCATTTACAGCGATGCTTCATTGCGTGCTTTCATTGCTGAAAACTATGGAGACGAAGTGGTGTGGGCGTATGATTGCCTGGTTCCATTCTCTTACAAAGCAGACCTTGGCCGATTCTGCTTGTTAAACAAACTCGGTGGTTGGTATTTTGATATTGGCGTGAGGGCCTTTAATGCAGTGGATCTTGGAGATCGCATTGAATTCTTGGCATTCCGAGATATCCAGCGTTTTAGCTACACCAGTTGGGCGTGCGCCACGACTGTGCTCTATTCCAAGCCCGACAACAAGGCTTTGCAAACTGCCATTGAAATGATTGTGGCAAATTGCACAGAGCAATACTATGGCATCACGCCACTGTGTCCCACTGGCCCAACGCTATTGGGCAAGGCGCTTGCTTCCAATGGAAGCCAAGCCAATTTTATTTACGGTGACTACCTGGAACTCACTCCCACGTATGGACAGAAGAATAGGGGCTTTGTCTTGCCTGATGGTACGATCATGGCCTGGAGCAAACCCGCAGGAGGCGGCGATTTAACTGGTCTTGGCGCCAAAGGCGTGAATAATTACAACGAACTATGGGCAGCGAGGAAGGTTTATGCAGCCGTCTGATTGCACAATTTACGCCGTATGCATTCCTGGCGAGAAAGTGCGCTATGAAGCGCGTTCTCGCATTGTTCCCATCATGGGAGGAGCGCATGCTTTGTCTAGCGAGGAGCGCGAAACGCTCCGTTCAGCAGGCTATGTATTTGACGATGAGAATGCTTCCCTTTCGCGGCTGAATAGTCGATGGGGAGAATTATCTTGTATTTCCTGGATGATTCTCAACGCGAATGAAAATAACATTGGCAATGCGCAGTACAGGCGCAACTGGCTGGAACCAGAAGACCAATGGTACGAAGAAAATACGTTGTACTTTCCAGAGCCTGCATTATTTAGCTGCACGTTAGAGCAGCAGTTTTACGGCGGACATTCTGCTTTTGATGCTCCTGCCATCACTAGAGAGCTTGCCGATTCTGGAAGCTGGATTTTTTCTCGCGAAGAAATTGATGCCATTTGGAAGCAAAATAGCTTTATTGGCTGCAATATGGCCAGAGGAGGCAATGTTCAGTACAAGCAATTTATGAGCGCATTATTTGTCGCGCTAGCCCCTATTTGGCATAAGCATGAAGAGCAATTTCTTCGCATTGGAGGCTATGACAAGCGAGCGCTGGCTTTCATTGCTGAGCGTCTCATTACTGGCATGGTTTTGTATCGTGACAAGCTTTTCCCTGGCATGAACATTGCCACTGCTCCGATAGGATTCATCCATTGATTATGCTTAATAAAAGCATTTGAACCATGACCAAGAAAGAGAAGCAGGCAAAGATTGCCAACGTAATGCGCGAGTTTAAAGGAGGCAAGCTGAAGAGCAGCAGTGGCGAGGCAGTAAAGAGCCCGAAGCAAGCACTAGCAATCGCACTGTCTGAAGCTGGTATGACGCGCAAGCCGAAAGAAGATATGAGCGACGAATACTACATGGGCTTCTTTAAGGAGATGATTGGCGAAGAGGAGGAAGAGGAAGAAGAAATGGATGGGAGTTGCGGAAAAAAGCGCTGAGGGGCGACGCTGAAAGTTTCGCCCCTCCTGCTGCCGTAAGAAGCGCTGCCCGTCGCGGCTTGGAACTACGCAAGAAGCACGGTAAAGGCGGCTTGACGACGCAGGAGGCGGGTAAGCAGGGCATTGGCAGTGGCGTTGCCAGGGCTGGTGATTTAGCTGGTGGCAGCAAGATCAGCTATGCCACCATCAAACGCATGTCTGCATTCTTTTCTCGCCATGAAAAGAACAAAAGCGGAGGTGAAGATGACGCGGGCTACATTGCATGGCTTCTATGGGGAGGCGATGCTGGTAGGGCGTGGGCAAATCGCATTATTAAAATGGTGGAAAGTCGTAACACAGACCAATGAGCGAATACGTGCGCGTAATCGAGCAAGAAGACGAAGGCATTGGTCTTTTGCAGGCACTTTCCATCCTTTCTTCTAATGAGCATCGCAACACTTCGCGATGGGAGTTAGTAGAAAAGCAATGCTTCAAGAATGGCAGGCTTGATGAAACTCACATCTATGTGATGAGCGTCTACGAGAAGCCTGACCCTCATTTTGAGCCAACTAAATTCCTCACTTTTGAAATTGAGGCAATGGCAAAGTCTTACATCATGGAAGGCATTGAAGACCAGCTTCGTGACATTCGCGGAGAAGACGACGATGACGAAGATTGATCATTCACGCTTGGCATTGACAATGAACGAGGGGTAGCCCATCAGCCACAGAACACTAATTCCATAAAGGCCGCTAAGAGTGCGAATTTGCACGCAGTCGGGAGCCAGTTCAGCGCGTTCCATTCGTGAATATGAGCTTTGACTAGTGTGCAGCGCGTTTGCTACGTCCTTCTGAGAAAGCCCGCTGTTAAGGCGGGCCTCTTTGATGCGAGAAGCAATGAGAAGACGGGCTTGTTGATGAGGCATCTTAAGCACGTCTGCGTTGCTTTTCCTAAGGAGCATCATTTTCCTAGTCAGTTCTGAATAGTTGTTTTTATAATAAACTAAGTTTATTGGTAAAGTGAGTATATGAGCACCACATCTTGCCGATACGATTTCTCTCCTATTGAGAAATATGAGGTGACGCCTGAGGGCTATCTTCGGGCGTGGGCCTCCATTGCTCGCACTGGCATTCAGCTCTATACAGATGCTGATGGTTCTGTGCGTCGTGAATACAGGCCCGAAATGGAAGTGGCGTCTCCCGATAGTCTTGCTTCCTTTGCGGGCAAGGCAATCACTTCGGAGCACCCACCAGTTCTTCTCGATGCCGAAAATACTAAAGACTACCAAGTAGGATTTAGCGGCACTGAAGTGGTGTATGACAATGGCTTTGTTAAGGCGGTGATGACAATCACCGACCAAGACACCATTGAACGCATCATGCGTGGTGATGCTCGTGAGGTAAGCGCTGGCTATAGGGTCAACTATGATCCAACGCCTGGCGTTACTGATAGCGGTGAACATTACGATGGCATCCAAAAGGAAATCCTTGGTAATCACATCGCCGTTGTTCGTCGGGGCCGCGCTGGCCCGCAAGTGAAGCTTCATCTTGATCGTCAAGATGCTGCTGATCCTTCCCTAATTTCCATTGAGGAAACTACAACTATGAGCGCAAAAGTCGTTTTCGACGGCGCCGAGTTTGAAGTGACGGAGAGCGTTGCTCTTGCGATCACTAAAGAACGCGAAGACGCCAAGATGTCCTACGAGGACATGAAGAAGAAGTACGACGAGCTGCAAGCCGCCGCCGATTCCATGAAGTCCGAAATGGACGCCATGCATAAGGAAATGAAGGGCAAGTGTGATTCCGCTGAGGGTCGCGCTGATGCTCTGGCTGAGCAGGTTGAAGAACTGAACGCTGAACTGGCTGCCGCCAAGGAAATCAATCTTGATTCCATGGTGGAAGAGCGTGTTGCTCTCGTCGAGAAGGCTAAGCCCGTTCTCGATGCCGCCTATGACTTCGCTGGCAAAACTGCTCGCGAAGTGATGGTTGACTCCATCAAGGCAGTGCGTGGTGACGAGCTTGATCTTTCTGAGAAGAGCGACGACTACGTGCAGGCAATGTTTGACACTCTCTCTGAGGGTCGCAAAGATTCCGCTACCACTGATGAGCTGCGTAAAGCCGTAGCTTCCATTGCTTCTCCTGTGTCTGCACCTTCGTCCTATATGGACATGCTGCAGAATGCATGGAAGAAGCCTCTTTCCATCTCCAAGGAGGCTAAGTAATTATGGCCGTAACTTTCTCTGCTTCGGGCACTGCCTCCGCTGGTGGCGTGCAACAGAGCTACGCTCTGGCGCAAACTGCACTGCTGGAAGGTCAACTGTCTGACATCCGCGACAATACCATTGGCACCTATGTCAATGAGACTGGCGCAGTTGTTGCTTTCGGTAACCTTGCTGTGTATAACACCGCTGGTACTGTCGGCAATTCTGCTACTACCATTTCTGGCGCTTCTGACACTGTGCTGGGCGTTAACGTCCTCACCTATGTTGATGAAACTGCTCTGGACGCCAACAGCCGTCCTGGCGTGAAGAATCAGCAAGCTATGAACGTGGCTAACGAAGGTGCAGTGGCCGTCTACGTGACTGGCGCTGTTACTCCCGCATCGCCCGTGCGTGTGCTGTATTCCGCCAGTGGCACTGGCAAGGCTGGTCAGTTCTCCCATGCTTTTGCATCGGGCAAGACTGTTCGCCTGGCCAACGCTCGTTTCCTCACCTCCACCACCGGCAGCGGCCTCGCTGTGCTGGAGCTGAATGGTCCGAGCTTCACCCTCTCTGCTGATTCTTGATAGGAGGCTCTTAAAAATGTCTGAATTCCGTATGGATGACGCGGGCCTGTTTCTTGAGCGTCAGCTTGAGTACATCCGCCCCCAAGTGTTTGAAGTGCAGTATGCGGATATCAAATATCCGACTGTGCTGCCTGTGACCAGCGAAGCTGGCCCTGGTGCTCAAACCTTCACCTACCGCATCATGGACTCCACTGGTGAGTTCCGTCTGATTGCGGATGCCGCCGATGATCTGCCCCGTGCCGACATCAGCCAAGTGGAGAAGAGCATCAACATTCGTTCCTTCGGCGGTAGCTTCGGTTACACCGTGCAGGAACTGCGTGCTGCTCAAATGGCCAACATCGCTCTGGAGCAGCGTCGTGCTGCTGCTGTGCGTCGTGCCTATGAAGAGAAAGTGGAAAGCCTTGCTTTCTTCGGTGAAAGCACTGTGGGCTTGGCTGGTTTCTTCAACAACTCCACCGTGGACGTTGTTGCTGCTGATAAGTGGTTCACCACCGCTGGCACCACTGCCCAAGAAATGCTGGAACTGCTGAACTATGGCGTGACTGCCATCATCAACGGCTCCAAGATGAAGGAACAGCCCGACACCATTCTGCTGTCCTACGCAGATTACAACAAGATCAGCACCACTCGCAACTCCGATTCTTCGGACGTGACTGTGCTGGAATACTTCCTGCGTACCAACCCCTACATCCGCAACGTTGAGCCCATCAACCAGTTGGAAGCTGACAACAGCGTGCTGAACACTGACCGCATGGTTGTGTACAAGCGTGATCCTGAGAAAGTGCAACTGCACATTCCTCAGCCTCTTGAGCTGTTCCCGCCTCAACAGCGTGGTCTGGAATTCATTGTTCCCGCTCATGCCCGCGTTGGTGGCGTTGCTCTGTACTATCCCAAGAGCATGATCTACGTTCAGGCTTCCGCCTGAGGATAGTTAATCAAGAAGAGGGACGTTAAGCTATGTGCAATTGTTTTTCTTGAACAATGCTCATTGCTTATCGTCCCGAACTTGAAAATCCCCCTCGTGATGCAGGGTTTGGCATTATCACCAAGAGTGGGCTCATTCAACTGACGCCTGGTCTTAATCAGGAAATCCCTGATGAAAAATGGAAGGAAGCGAAGGAAAACGGCACTGTCAAAAAGCTTCTTGCTATTGGCGCCATTGAAGAAATGCAAGAACAAGTGATGGTAGAAAATCTGCCTGAAAATGTTCAAAGCCTTAGCGAACTTCCCCTTACGCAAGCTATTCGCGCCATTGAACTCATCCATGATCCAGACCGTCTGGGCGATTGGAAGAAAATTGAAGGGCGCGTCCGCGTGAGGAATGCCATTGCAAAGCGCATTGAAGCTATTCGCATTGGGAAGGCCTGATTATGGCAGTCACCTATGCAAGCTTCCTTGAGCGCTTTCCTGAATTCAGTCCACATCCATCTGGCATCGTGAATGGTGCCATCACGGAAGCTGCTTATGACGCCTCTGTTGATGTGTTCGGGGATCAAACTGATAGGGCAGTAAAGTTCCTTGCTGCTCATATCATTGCCATTCAACTAGCTCAAATGGGCATTCAAATTGGTGCCACTGACGGCAAAGTATATGGCGAGGGGCTTGATGCCACTCAATACGGTCAGGAGTTTAAACGAATGACCAATAATCTTCCTCTTTCTTCCGTTGGGTTTGTCGTGTGAGCAATTTCCTGGAGCCACTTGCAAATGCCACTTTGGTATTTAGTGTGGCATCTGGATATGCACTTGACAGCGAAACTGGTAATTACATTCCAGTGGCGACAGGCGTTACTTTTTACGCCACGCTGAAGCAGAAAAACAATCCGCGTTACGACCAACTACTTGGGGCTGACATGACTGCCGTCTACATGGAAGGCAGGATGACCAGCCCCCTTACTTTGTCTGGCGTAACTGTTGGTGATTCTGCTCAGGCAACAATCAATGGAAGAGAAGGAAGGTTTGAATTGTTGCCTAATGAACAAATTGCTATTCACTATTGGCAATTTTTAGGCACGCCAGTCAGGGGTATTTTTAGACTGATTGGCAAAGGAAGCGTGGACAACGCTTAACTCTCTTCTTTCCCATTGAGGATTTTCTAATGCTCTACCATCCCACTGAGCTAGTGAAGAGCCAGGACGTGATTGTCCGCGTGGGCTCTATTGGTGGCACTTCCCGTCCCATCATCACTCAGTCTGGCGCTACTTTCACCGTTAGCGGCGCTCCCACTCTCTACACTCTGCAAGCAGCCACCACTGCTTCTGTTGCCTTTAACGATGGCAACCAAGAATTCTACCTGCTGGGCGGTGGCGGTTTCGCTGATAGCGTGATCACTACCAGCCAAGCCACTGCTTCCATCACTTCCTACTTCCAGAAGGACGTTGATGGCACTGTATTCCTGCCCAACAGCTTTGACGAAGCTTTCCAAGCAGTTAGCGCTAGTCGTTACGACAAGAACCACGAAGTGTACGTGGAAATCAATAAGCAACTGGGCGCTTCAGGCAACACTTACTACTATGACCGGGTGGCATTTGTTGCTTGCGTGATGAACTACAACGAGAGCTATCCTGCTGATAACCTCGTGGAAGTCACCTTTGATCTGACCAGCCGTGGTCGCATTGGCATTCACCAGAATGCTTCTGAGACTGGCAGCATTATCCCGACTGCTCCTAATAGCTGATCATTCTTCCATTGTTAATTCGCTAGCCTGTCCCTACGGGGACAGGCTTTTTAATGAACATTTCTCAACTGCGTGAAACAGTTACAGAACTGCTTTCTGCATCGCCCAATTTGATTGGCACTTACACATTGCCTAATGCGTCCACGCTTCCTGCTGTGTATGTAGTGGGCAGGCAAAGCGTGCCAAAAGAATGGAAAGTGAAAGGCTTGGAAGTGACCATGCGAGAGTTCCCTGAACTTGCGCCTCGTTCTCCATTGGGAGGCACGGTCAAGGTGACGCAAGTTTGGGAGGTAGTGTTAGTGCAATATACGCCTAATAGCAATACGCTTGCTTTAGCAATGGACAGGATGGTGCGCAGATTTCCAGATGCCACGCCACGATTTTTCCCTGGCGATGATATTGCTTACGAGCGCTGCCGCTTCTTAATTCCTGATTTAATTCTTCGTAATCTAATAGCGCCATGAGCGGAACCATCGTCGGGGGCGAGCTTATCAATCCTGGAAACATTGAAAAGAAACTTATCAAAGCGTTTGAAACGTGGACACGTTTTGACGTGAACGATTATTTTCGCGATCAATTTTTAGAAGATAGATGGAATTACGATGGCGAAACAGAACGCAAAAGCGGAGAAGTAGTCACAAGTCCTCGTAATATCTTTGACTTGGGAGATCTTTACAGAAGCGGGCGTGACAGTTTTTCTATCTCGCAAGGTGGTGTTGATATCACTGCATCATGGGACTGGGATGCCAAAAATAGCAGTGGACGCGGCTATGCATGGTATGTTCACGAGGGACTAAGTACCAACCTTTCCCCACGTCAATGGACGGATGTATTTCAGCAAAAGGATTTGTTTGGCAGTAGTCAAGTGAGCAAGGAGCTTAAGATGCGGATACGCACAGCACTGAACAAATGACAATTGACTATTTATGGAGCGAAGACAATACAGCGCATGCAATTAATTGTCTTATTGACGGCACTGCATTGGAGGTGGGAATCCTCTGTCTTATTTCCTGCCGCGAACACACCCTTAGAATAAGCAACGACAATCATTCAATGCTGATTGAAGTGCCACCAGAGTTTCGCTCTTCCCATGAGCGAGTGAAGGTGTTCAATGCATTGCTAAACATCTTGGATCATGAGCAAGTACAGCTTTCTAGTTCAGACTAAAACTGAAGGTTATTTTGAGCTGCTGCCTGAAATCCGTCTAAAGAAATACGGTAGCTGGCTTGTTGCTGAATCTATTGAGCAAGAGGAAATTAGCAAGCTGCAAAGCCAGGCCACCATTCGCGCCGTGCAGCTCGCTAAGCGCATTGCTACGTCTCGCAATATTTCCATTGACGAAGCGTTCTCATTGCTTCAAAGTGGAGAGGTAATCTCAGAGGCTGATTTGCTTTCTGAGTTTACGGAAGAAACGTTGGCCATGATCACCAGCGGGTCTTCGGTGGAGGCCACGAATGCTCGCATGGTCACTGCGTTTATCCGCTCTCGTGGGCAAGGACTTGTTGATGGTGAATGGCAAGATCTTTTTGATTGGGAAATGGAAGACACAAAAACTCTGCCCCGTAAAATTATTGCAAAAGTAGTTGAATTCATTGCTGAAGAGCAAAGTGCAGAGACACAGGAGGCCATTACAGCAAAAAAAGCAACGAAGAGGACTTCTCCTCAATAGCAGAAAGGCTTGAAGCGCAAGCCAGAAAACAGCTTAAGAATCTGACAGATTGGAACGAAATTTATTTTCGACTTTCTGCATCGGATTTCAATGATGAGCGGTGGAGCGCCAAAAGCTTTGGCCTCCAAACGCTCGATGATGTCAAGCGTGCGCTTAAGTATTTAGATAGGCATGACATCGCAAAATACAATGTTGGCAGTGTTGCCATTGCTAAGTTTGGCACAATGGCGGCAGGCCTGCTAATAGGCAAAAAGAGCAAGGTAAAGCCTGAAGATTTCTTGCCGTTTGATACAAAGCAAATCAAGAAAGATGATGGAGTGACTGACGCAAGCTTGATCGTCCTTCAACGCTTAATGAAAACAAGGCGAATGGACGGGCGGGTGATTGCATTGCTTGCTGATGAGATGAAGGCTTTTAGCGGACGTAATCAAGAGCAATGATTATAGAATGAAGGGAAAGTAAGCAAAAATTAAGATGGCAGCTCAAGACGCCGAACTGAAGCTTAAGGTAAGTCTTGACCTGGGATTTTTTAGGCAACAATTAGCAGGATTAGGGCAAGCTGCTGCTGGATATAGCATTCCAGTGCAGGTAAAGTTTGATCGTCGTTCTGTTCAGAACGAGCTAAATGCGCTTGGCACTAATATCAGAAGGCGTAATTATCGTCTAAATATTGAAACCAACTTATCGGCAGAAATCGCGAAAGCTGATACATTAGCTCGCAAGCTTAATGAATTAAGCGGAAAGATTAGGGCGAGTTCTGGTGGCGCTTTTTCTGGCGGCCCTCAAGGCGCTGCGGGTTTAGAAAAATTCATGCGCGAGCAAGGTCTCACCGGAAAGGCCTTTGGTGTGCAGCAAGCGCAAGAGAATATTGCTAAACAGGCAATTTTAGCTCGCCTTCAAAAGGGGTCATTAAGCAAAGGAGGATATAACACAGCGGGTCTTGAGAAAATTATTCGGGATCTTGGTGGCACTCCGAGTGGAGGTCGCAAAGATTTGGTTGCGCAAGCCAAAAAGCTTGTAGAAGAAAGCAATGGGATTGCGGATGCTGTCTTTGACAGCCTTAAAGACCTACAGATGAGGCTGCGCCCTATTAGGGGGCAAGCCAAAACGAGCGCCGCTCGCTCGATGCCCAACCTCAACGAGATGTTGGACAGGATTGCGAATCTCACGGAAAATCCTCGCGCAGCACAACGCATGTTGCGGATGATGCCTGAGAGCAGACTTACCACTGATCTTGTTGGTGCAGCAAACCGCCAAGCAGCTTTTAAAGAGCAATTTCCTCAGGGCTTTAGACTTCCTGGCTTTAATGGACCCAAAGCTTTTGATCCTTTATTGAAAAGCATTGCCGAAAGCTTTTCTGATTACACGCGAACCGTAAATGCTTCTAATCCGTGGGTAGGCAAAATTGGAAGCGGCATTACTCAGCTTATCAGTCGCGCTCTCACTCAGTCTCCAGAGCAAATGTTTGGAGGAAGGGCTCCTATAGGAGGTCAGAATTTATTGCCTGCTGCTGGACAGACAAGTGCGTCTCGTATGACGAGGCAAATGTTTGCAGGCCTTCCTGCGCTGCAAGCTCCTGGTATTGGAGGAGAAAATGCTCCCCTTAGCAGGGCAGCGTCTTACATGCTTAATAAAGCAAATAGAACACTGGGCCTTCCCATTGGACCTTTTTCGCCTATTGGCTCCATGGGGCAGTTCCCAATGAGCGGCATGATGGGGCGTGGGTCGATGGGCCAATTCCCAATGAGTGGCATGCTTGGGCGTGGCTCTATGGGGCAATTCCCTATGTCGGGAATGCACTATCCCTCTTCTCCATTGGGCCAAATTACTGCTCAAAGCAGCATGTTTGGAGGCGGAGGTGCAGTTCCCCCCGGAGGTGGCGGAGGCGGCGGCGGTGGGGGAATGGGAGGATTCGGGCGTGCGATGGGAGGAATGAATCTTCCTGGTGCAGGCGTCATTCGTGAACTGGGCAGTGAATTTGCCTTTGCCACCAAGCAGGTTTTACTATTTGGTCAGGCATATAAAATGCTTGCGTTCATTCAAAATTTCCCAGCAGAAGTAGGAGCGGCTGTAAGTCAGCTTCAAAACTTCCGCAATACTCTTGGCGCAATTTCTCCTACTGCGGAAGAGGCCGCTGCTTCTAACCAGCTCATCCTTGATTTAGTTGACAAGTACAACGTGCCCTTGCAATCGGCACGAGATGGCTTTACCAAGCTTTATGCTTCCATGGCTCCGGCTGGTTTTAGCGGAGATGAAATTAGGGATTTGTTCACTGGCATTACGCAGGCTGCAGCTACGTTCGGCATGAGCGCAGACAAAGTGGATCGAGTGAACTATGCCTTTGCCCAAATGGCAAGCAAGGGCCAGGTGATGAGTGAAGAGCTTAAGGGGCAGTTGGGTGATGTGCTACCTGGTGCCATGGCGTTGTTTGCAGAGGCCGCTGGCTTTGAAGGACCAAAAGCCATTCAGGACTTTTCTGCGGCATTGGAAGATGGCGCTTATAAAGGGCAGGCAATGGTCGCCTTACTCAAGAATGTAGGCATTGTAATGAAGCAGGAATTTGGGCCTGGCGCAGAAGGCGCAGCGCGCACATTCCAAGGCGTCATTAATCGCATGCAAAACTCAATGGCTCTTTTGTATGAGAGCTTTGAGCCCGTCGCCGTAGGATTCTTGAATGGCGTGGTCGTGCCGTTGACTAGCGGCATTAAGCAGATTTCTGATGGTTTTAACGCTTTCTTTACTGGAGCCACGGCCCAAACCAGTGGTGGCTTTGCAATTGCACAAGAGCTTGAGCGTTTACGTCCTGCTTTTGAAGGTATTGGGCAAAATATCTCAGGATTAATTGAACAGTTTGGTCAGTTTGCTGGCATTGCATTGGAAGTGAGCAAGGTGCTGCTGCAAATTGCCGGCAATCCCATTGTTGGCTATCTTGCGCGTCTATATGCAATTGCATTGCCAATTAATATTGCGCTGAATGTAATGCGTGGACTATGGGCCGCCAATGCATTGCAGCTTTTAATTTTCAATGCTCGCGTGGCTACAGGGACTAGCACGTTGAGCGCTTTTAGGGGCATGATGGCTGCCACTGGCGCTACAGCTCAAACTACTGCGGCTTCTATTCGCACGGCTGGCATTACGCTTCGCACCTTCTTTGCCACCACTGGGGTGGGTCTTGTAATTGTTGGCATCAGCATGCTCATTGAAAAATTTATGAGCATGAATCAAGCATTGGCCGATACTAAGGCGAAAGCATTAGGAGCGGCACAGGCAATTCGCTCAATGTCACAAACCGAGGCACGGGCAGCAGAACAGCAAGCACAATCTGCATATCAACTTATTGGCCAAATCTCGGGAAGAGCAGGTGCGCAACAGCCAGGTGGTGACAGGCTTGTTCCAGTGAGCCAAAAAGAACTTGGTCAACTTCAGCAACTTGGCGCTATTCGTTCTCAACAGGCTCCAGGCGGGCCACTTTATGTAAAGCGTAGTGAGGCGATGGCACTTGCTCCGCAGGCTCAGCGCCTTCAATCAGAGGCTGCTTTTCGACAAAGGCAAATTGCTTTTGAAGATCAGCAAATGCAACAGCAGGCAACGCTTGCGCCGATTCCACCTGGCGAAGGCGATGGGAAGAAAAAGAAAGGAAAAGAGCTTGACACCTACAACAGAAGTCAGCTTGATTTTATTAAGCAACAATTTGAGGCCGAAAAACAAGTATTAGACCAGCAATTGCAGGCCAATTTACTTTCTAAAACTTCTTACGATATTAAACTCGCTGAGCTTACTCTGGAAACTGAAAGAGCAGAATTGCAGGAGCGATTCCGCCTTGAATCGGAAAAAATTAAAAATGATAATTTAAGTGCAGCCGACAAGGCTCTTGCTATTAAAGATCAAGAAGTGAAGCTTGCCAATGGCTTGGCTATAGCTGAAAAGCAAAGAGACATTGCCATCAAAGGAGCAAAGCTTGAACTTAGAAAGCCATTTGTCGATGCATTGCGCAACGAAAACATGGAAATTGACAAGCAGCAAATGCTTCTTGGTAATTTAAAGCAAGGATATGGCGAGCTTACTGCTGAGCAAGAGGCTAATTTCCTGATTGAAGAAAAAATTGCTCAACTTAAAGCAGACGAGCAAAAGCTGATTCAATCAGACATTGACAACTTGAGGGAGCAAATAAGACTTCGTATTGAGAATGGCAAGCTTCTTGAAAAAGAGAAGGGTTTGTTTGAAGCGCAGCGTGGTTTAGGAGTTATTGGTGGAGGATTGCGAGCCGGTTTTACTGGTAGCGCCGCTGGCGTCTTTGAGCAAGCAATGGAGCAATATGGAGACCAAGATTATGCCACTCAACTTGCTAACGTTGAAACCACTGCAATGCAGCTCAGAGCTGTTTTTGAGAGTATTCAAGGAGCAATCAATGGCGTGAGTGGAGCCTTTGCCAATATGCTCACTGAAGGCATTACAAGCATGATTTCTGGCACTGCCACTGCCAAAGAAGTGTTTGCAAGCTTCTTGCAAAGCGTGGGGCAAGCCTTGTCTCAGGCAGCTTCGCAAATGATTGCCACTTACATCGCCATTGGCATTGCAAAACTGTTTGCCGGTCTTGGTGGAGGAGGTAATCCAGCCGGCAGCGGAGGAGGCATTTCGGACAGCCTTCCCGGAATACGTCAATATGCAGGAGGCCTTGGAGGAGGTGGAGCGCCAGGCTCCATGCCGTTCGCGCCACCTGCATTTGCTAATGGCGGCATTGTCACAGGCCCCACGCTTAGCCTTATAGGCGAAGGCAAGTACAACGAAGCCGTTGTGCCCCTCCCTGATGGTCGCTCCATTCCAGTGCAGCTTGGTGGACGTTCTGCTCGCGACATGATGGGCAATGGCGCTCCAGGCATGCCTCAGACGCCTTCTCTCAGCATGAACTTTGAAACCACTAAGATCAATGGCGTAGAATACGTTAGCCGCGAACAATTAGAGCAGGCAATGGCAGAAACTCGCCGTGCTTCCATTGCTGGTGGTGCTCAACGAGGTATGTCAATGACCCTCGATAAAATTAAGCAAAGCCCTTCCACTCGCTCTAGCATTGGTATTCGCTAATGGCAGTTTTTCCTTCTATTCGCCCAACAGGGCGGTCTTATTCTCCAGGGCAATTTCCCACTAAAACTTATCGCGGCCTTTCAGGAGTCACTGTTAAGCGAGTGTTTGGCAATCGCTCGTTTGGTCATGCCATTGATTTGCAATTTGAAAACATTAGCGACGTAAACACGAAGGCTATTCTTGATCATTACTATGGTCAATTTGGGAACTATTCACGCTTCACTCTTCCAGATGATGTGTTTTCTGGTATGAGCACAACGCTTAAAGGCGTTGTACAAGCTCCAACCAGTATTCTTTGGGAATATGCAGAGCCTCCGCAAGTTGAGAGTGTATTCAATGGGCGAAGCACTGTTACAGTGAGACTGATTGGCGAGCTTGACTATTCCGGCGCTTGATAATGGAAACCTCCGTTCACATTGCTCACTTCCTTTTTATTGAAACTGCCAATGGTCAATCTCACTACTACCAAAATTATTTCTTCAACAGCGGCACATCTTCCGTAGCCATTCCCGGATCAGCATCACCGAGTTATCGCCATGCCCCTTTCCGCGTGGAGGGAGCATTGTCTTCATTGAATGGAGAAAATAGCCTATTGCGCGTTTTGTTTCCTCATAGCGCTTTCACTATTGCCCTTGTTGAAAATGGAGAAGGAAATCGTCTTAGTAAGCTGTCTTTAAAGACTGTGTGGATGGCAACAACTGGCTCTATCCTCGACTACAGCGGCTACACAAAAACCGCTGAATATGAAGAGTTTTACGTTGGCGTCGGAGCATCTTTCGACGATACCACTGTAGAACTGCGCTTTAGGAGTGCAATGGATAGTGTTGGAGCATCATTCCCAAGGCAAACATTCTCCTCTAAGAATGTGGGATTCTTGCCATTGAATGCAGAAATTAGCCTGCGATGATTAATGATTTAATTGGCCTTTCGTACGAGCGTAGAGCCCGATTTTGCGAAGGCGAAGGCAAAACTGATTGCTTTATGCTTGTTTGCGAAGCAAGGCGGCGTCTTGGCCTTCATGATTATGAAGAAGAGTTTCGCTGGGCATATGATGAATACGATTCCGGTAATTTGCCAATGAAAAGAATCATTCGATGGTTGTTTGACAATGGCAAAAGAACAAGAGAAAAAGAGGATGGCAACGTGGCAATTATTCTTCCAAGGCCAGGAGGTGAGGTGGCAGTGGGAGTGGTCTATGATGGGGGAATACTTACAGTTTCACGAGGAGGGCGATCATGGTGGTCATCGTCTTTTCCATCGCTAAAACTGTTCAAAATGCTGCCTGATATCAAAGAATGAGACGCCTCCTTCCTTACGAACGCGCTCTGATTGATGCTCTTCAAATTTCGGAAGAAGAATATTGGCAGTTTTATTTAGCCCGATTAAATTATCGCGACAACAAAGAAGGCACTGTTCTTGACGTACGAAACGGCCTGGAAGCCGGAACTGTTGCGCTCATTCTTACTATTGTTGGCACCTTGGCGCAAGTTGGCGCTGCATTGCTTGCTCCGAAGCCAGAAGCTCCCAGTGCAACGATGGGACGCCGGAGCAGGAATTTATTCTTTGCCCCTCGATACGGCTTCAATTCTTTTCAGGAAGTTGCCCGCTATGGAGATCCAGTTAATCTTATTTATACCAATGTTTCGGAGAATTCTGCTGGTGGCGTAAGAGTTAATACTTCACTGGTTTGGTCTGCAGTGCATAGCCTTGGCTCCCGCCAGTTTATGCAGATGCTTACTGTTGTCGGCGCTGGTCCCATTGAAGAATTTGGTTATGGTCGAACGGCATTTGGGCAAACGCCATTACGGGATATTCCAGCTCAACGCTTCTGGCTTTATGCGCAGCCAGAAGGTGGACGCCTTGCTTTCATCCATAATCGCTTTCCAGAGCCACTGAACGCTGATGACCCATCGAGGGAGGGTATTGTTCCCACGGACGCAGTGTACAAGGCCAACACGTCTGGACTAAGCAGGCCTGAAGGTTTCAGTCAAGCATTCTCCCCGACCACTGCCACTTCATTGGGCGTGTATGACGTTGTACCAATCAGGGTGCAAGTTGAGGATAGAGACGATGAGGGAAAAGAAGAACGAGACTTGCTCGGAATCAGCATGACAGGAAGAGGTGGCTATTGGCCCGCAAGCTGGCCTATTGTTGGCATTCGTCCGTCATTGCCAGTTGATCACGAGCTGACCATTGTTTTTAATGAAGAGGATGGCAAGCGTGTTGATGAAGACGTAGAAAGAGCTGCAGTTGATTTGCGCAGTTCTTATATTACTGTTTTTGATTCTTCCAGTTTGTATAAGCTTGGTGCGGCTAAGCTGAAAATGATCTCTAGTAATATCAACGATGGAAGCGATGTAGAAGGACAGTTTACTTTTAGATGCGTTGAGCCTGGCGTATTATGCGAAGAGGACTATAGCACTCTTAATTATCAACAAAATGGCGAAGAACTTAGGGCAAGAAAGAAAGAATTAGAGGCTCTTATTACTGAATTGCAGATTGAAAAAGGTATAGCTTTTGGCGAAAAGATTAGCGGGGCTACTGCCGCTCAAATTGATCAATACGCGACAAGGCTAGAGCAAT